TGGTCACGATCGTGTCGAGACCTGCGTCGACCTCTTTCCAGGCTGCTACGGATGCGGTGCCGACTGCCATGATCGGAGCGGTCAGCCCCTTAGTCAGTGCAGTGCCGGCGCTCCCCATCTTCTTCGAGATGGCTTCCGACATTTTAACACCGGCCGCTTCGCCCGCCTTCTGTCCGGCAGGCTCTGCGGCTTTAGATAAATCTTTAGTTATAGTCTGTTGTGCCCCCGCCATGACGGGAGTGACCGTTATGGTCGCCTGAGCAATTTCTGGCATGATATTGTGCCCTCTTCTTATCGAACCACTTGTGGAGCTCGTCCGGAGGAAGCCCTTTCGATCCGATCTTCTTTTCGTCCTCCGGGCTCTTCTTCCACGGCCTCGGATAAGGCTTGATTGTCTTCGCCGGCTTCTTTGATCCTATAGCTACCAGATTCGCATTGATCTGCGCCATTAGATCCCAAAGGTCAGCCAGGATCATATTTGTCTTTAACCGGCTCGACCATTGGTACGTATCCGGCGCGATCTCGCTCATAAGAGCCGAATCGGGTTCGATATATGCAAAAAAAGCACCGAGCGCATCCCAGCTTAGGGAGCGCCCGATGTCTTCAATTTCATGTCCTGTCTTAACTAACAGGTCGTGCTGTATTGCCCCACGATGCTCTTCTATCTGCTTCGCGAGGCTGATCATTCCCCCGTGGACTTACCCGCCGCCTTGTTTGACGCTTCGATCCACGCCTTCGTGATCGCGTTGTAGTCATCGATCGTGAGCACCTCTGCCACTTCCGGAGACAGGTGCTTTGCGATGAATTCCTGCGTGCCCTTGGCCGTATTGAGGGGAAGCATCTCGCTCGGCGTCAGAGATCCTGACAGCGGGATGTGGAAGGATTCCTCCCCAATATTGACCTTGAGCGTCTTCGCAGGTTTTTTTCTTAATGTGAATTCTGCCACGTTTTACTCCCTTTTGAAAATAAGGCTTACTCGCCTTCGTCTACGATCATCTGGAATCCATCACCAAGAGCGGAGATGGTAGGCGTCCAGTTAATAGCGCTGCCGGGTGCGAAAGACACATTGTCGACAGCTGTGACCTGACCGTGTGTGCAGCCGATCGCGATCATGCTGTCTCCGTCCTTCATAAGCCACAGGAACGCTTCCTCTTCCGGAAGGTCTGCAGCGGACAGGTTGACATTGATCAGGGCGCCGTGGGAGCCGCTGACTGCTGCAGCGGTAGTCACATTGTCGGAGCCGACAACAGTCTTGAGCGCTTCCTCAGTGGTATCCATGATGGGAGACTGGATCGTCTCACCGTGCTCTGTCATAATGACGCGCTTAACGACGTTTGCCCAGTTGCGGAGCACCTGTGTGCTCTTGTCAGTTGTCAGAGTGATGCCCTGATCGGATACGTCGCCAACCGCTACCCATGCCTGTGCGAGGGTTTCTGCGGGATATGTCGGAAGCGCCGTGCCGGCGGGAGCATGATAAAACATACCGGTCGCAAGACCAAGTCCTAATTTAACATCCATGAGTTATACCTCCATAGATTGCTGATGTGCAACGATGGAAAGTCTCGCCGAGCACATCGCCAGATCCGGCCTGACGGGGTCATTCCCCCAGGAGCCGGAAGAATTTACAGTAACATAGCGCAGGGCAGTGGTCTGCTCCCGCGCTACTTGTTTGAGAATCGCTATTGCCGTGTTGAGATAGTCGATCGCCTCCGCCTCGATCTTCGCGCGGGAGTCCAGCACGACCTCGAACGTGTCGATCGTCTGGGCGTCAGTCCCGCCGACCTGAGTCACGAGGATGTTGGGGAGGCTATAGTCTGCGGGGAGCGGCCTGCAGTATGCCGTCTGACGCGGTGCGAGGGCAGTGCGGACCTCATCCTCAATATCGACTGATTTGTTTATGGTCATCCTGTCACCGCCTTACTCAGTATCTTGTTCTCGGCCTCTTCGGCCGAGGTCTCTGCGTCATTTGCTACTACCCGCCCGATCGGACGAGTCACGCCATACATCGAGTCCTTGAATCGCGGCTCGTTGCTCATCTCGACGTGGAATCCGGAACCCTTTGTCACGTATCCGTTCGCCCTTCCGGCGATCTTCTCGGTCTCCGACTCGACCATGCCGGACATACCGGACAGACATTCCGCGAAGCCCTCCGGCTTGAATTGTATCGTGATCTGTACGCCCATCAGCCCGCCCACCTTTCGACATTGATCTGTACGTGGCTGACGCGCCCCGTGGCGCTCTTCCAGGCCTTGGGCTCACCGTTGATCACGTAGGTCCTGCCGTCTATCACGACGCGGTCTCCTGCGCGTATATCGGCTCCCGGAGGAAGATATACCGTGAGGCCCTCGCTGATACCGAGGACCCTGCCGTCCTGAGACAGCCCCGTCGATGCCGGCTGCACGCTGCATCCGGGGATCTCAAGTGCATCCGGGTCCGACCAGTCAAAGACTTCAGACCCGCGCGAGGTCGTTACTCCCGGACGGAGCCGGGTGATCTTTTCTGTACACCATGAAGGAAGCATTTAAAACACCCCCCTCACCTTGTACGGAGCCAGTACCTCTTTGTTATCATCTGCCAGCGCTGTCGCCCTGGAGTTATTAGTCCATGTCGCGTTATACGTCACGGATACACCGCCGGCTGTTTCTGACTGCACTCCTGCGGTCGATGCCATGGCGTGCGTGACGCGATGCGCGATCAGCTCCTTGATGCCCGCCATGAGCTCCTCCGGAAGCCCGGCTGTATATTCGATGACGATAGGGCTATACGCCTTCAGGCCGGACAGGCTCACGTCGAAGATCCGCAGCAGGCCATTGGTGTCCAGTACGAAGGTGTCGTACTGTGCGCCGCCGACCGTTACCGACTCCACCGATGTCACATAGGCCGCGGGGAGCTGGATCATGATGATCCCGCTCGCCAGTGTTACCCGACGGTCAAAAAATGTCGTGCTGAGCACGCACGGCAGGGATGGATAGATGTGCCACCCGCAGTAATTGCGGATCGCTGCCTCCGCTGCCATGATATTGCCGGCGGTCCTTGCGTCGCCGGCGTACTTATCCGCGGTGAACCTGTCGTACTCGATGGTCTCCAGCATCTCGGGCAGGGCGTCCATGTCCTTGACTTCGTAGCCCCAAATGGTTACAAGACTCATTTTTTCTTCACCGCCTTTGTTTTATTGGCAGGCTTTACCGCCTTGTTCAGCGGTTCCGCCGCCTTCTTCTCCGGCTTGACCTCCACAGCACCCTTGGGCTGTGTGCCCTCTTCGTACTGGTACTCCAGGCCGTTTACGATGTATCTCTTAAGCATTGGATCACCGCCTTTCGTAAAAAAGGGAGGCACCGAAGTGCCCCCCTTGTGATCAGCTAACCTTAAGCCGTCGCCTTCGTCAGGACTTTGAAGCCCGCCGGACGCCTGATCGCAAGAGCAAGACGCTCTTCTGCGCGGATCGTCATCAGGTTCTTGACGAAGTCGTCCTCGTTGCTGTTGGTAGCCTCGACGGAGATACCACCCTTGGATACGACAGAGCCGCAGGTCTTGAAAGCACCGACTACGAATTTGTTCGCAGTAATCGCAGTGGTCACACATACCGGGATGCCCCACAGATTCGGAACGTTCTGAGCGCCGAAGGGGCCGCCGCCGAAGTACTCATTTGTGGTCAGCTTGAGGGTTCTCAGTTTGAACCAGTCAGCGGGGTTCAGAGCGATCGCGTCTGCCGCGAAGCCGGACTGCTGCTGAACGTCCATAGCTGCCTGAAGGATCGCATCTGCTACCTCGAGATATGTAGCTGCTGCGGTGATGCTGCCGGTCTGGATGCCGGAAGTAGCAAGCAGATCAGTGACGAGCTTGTTCTGTTCGACAAGGCCCAGCTCATAGATCAGTCTGCCGTTGATCGCGGATGCCAGGAACGGATAGTCATCGATGTACTCATCGGACTCTTTGATGTGGCAGGCGATCTTCGCGAGGCTCACAGTCTTCGGTGTGGGATCTGCAAAGTGAATCTGAGGCTTCTCAGCGCCTTCAGCAGTCACAGCAGGAGCGCCCTGGATCGCACCCTCGACGAGATAAACCAGAGTAGATCCGGAGATCGTCTCAGCGCCGAAAAGGTCTCTGATCACCAAGGGAGTGCGGGCAGCGGTTACGACGTTCTTATCGAACGTGGTCGCAAAGTCAACAGCTGCAGCAGGGCTGGTCTGTGTGTCAGTAGCAGCCTTTACGAATGTGGGAGCAGCCAGATCAAACTTCTTGCCGTGGCCCATCTCTTTTACGTGATTTACAAAATTCTCGCCCAGGTTCTGAGCAGTCTTAACTTCAGACATCGTAGTGTCCTCCTTACTGGTTGAGCCGATCATGCCAAGCAGTGCGGATTTTTTCTCAGCCCGCTCGATCTCGGCTGTCTTTGTTTCGATTTCTGCCTGAAGCTTCTCACCCTCGGTGATGGCTTCGGCATCGTTCGCCTCGATGCGCTCCTTAAGAGCGACGAGTGCGTCCTGTTTGGCTTTGAGCTCTTCTCTCAGAGTCATAGCTTTATACCTCCATTGTTTTTATGTATGACAGAAGGTTATCCTTCCTCGGATTGCTTTGCTCAGGCTCCTCTGCCGCCGCATTGGCCTTTGCTTTGTCCTCTCCGTCTTCCGGATCTTCTGCTTCCTCAAGCTCGCCCAGGACTCCCTGGAGGAGCGTGATGGCTTCTCTGATGGCGTCAGCATCCTTTTTGCTGTTCCGCCTGCCTGCCTTGATGTCCGTCACCTCTGCCCTGGGATTGGCAGGGACAGGGACGATCGAGACCTCAAACAGCTCCAGCTTCCTTAGCTCGTTCGCCTTGGTGCCGTCCTCCAGTGTGACCGGACCGGCATCCAGAATCTCGTAGGCGAAACTGAACTGATAGACCACACCGCTCTTGACGATCTCTCGCTTCTCCTGCGCGAGCGGGCCATTAAAAAAGCTCGCATCCATGTGCGGGCCGTGGTCGTCATCTATGATGTCTTCAGGATCAATGGATCCGACGATCTGATTGAGATCGTGATTCCAGCACAGGGGGAAAGGGTGACCGCTCTCTTTGCGCTTCTGGATCGTCTCCGTAAACGCCCCCTTCGCGATCACATCTCCATAGCTGTCCGGGATCCTGTCGTAGGTAGAAAAATAGCCGGAGATCTTTCCGGCGTCTTCCGTGGATTTAACCAGCGGAAACTCTTTGTATTTGTACATATCGTCCTCCTTATACGACCGTGATGATCACCTCGGTGCTGCAGTTGCATCCGCAGGTCGTGTCCGGATCACCGTTCTCATCTCCGGGCCACTCGCAGCCGTTGGAGAAGGCTGCGTCGATCGGAACGGTCTCGCCGTCCATCAGCGCGTGCTCCGGCCTCGGGTTCGTGCCTGTTACCCAGCGCTTCTCGACCGTCTTCCGGATGCCCTGCTGCTCTGCCTGCTGCGGCGCCTCATGCGTTGCCGCCCATCCGGCGACGCCGATCGCGAGCGAGCGTCCGAAGACATCAGCGTCTTTGCTCTCTCGGACCTCGAAGACATGTGCGGGAGTGTTCTCCTCGTCTTCGTCGTCATCTATGGCCGCCTGCAGTCTCTTATAAGTCGAATCGTTGATCGCCTTGGCGCGTCCTTCTGCGAGGGCCCGCAGGTACTTGCGCGTCTGGTCGGTGTTGTACTCAGAGCCGATCGCTTTCGCGACCTCTTTCCCGTGGGCATCCGCCACAGAGTTTATCGCGGGCTCAATGTCGTCTGCGAGCTCAGTGTTCCAGCGATCCTCGTTCCACCACTTTGCACTCTTCGCTCCAATCTTCGGCAGGACCGCTGCCGCCTGGCGTTTCCAGAAAGCCCGGAGGATTCCCGCCATCTTCTCGTCCTCTTCCTGCGTCGATCGTGCTTTGATGCGGAGCTTCTCGGCCTCGGACTTCTTACGCATCTTCTGCGGCTCTTCTATCGCCATCGGCTCCTGCGCGTCCATGTGCGTGTCCTGCGGCGATGCCTGCCCGCCTTCGACCACATTGAGCGGCACGATCAGCTTGTCTCCGTCCTCGACCGGCGGCAGGTTGTTGTCTGCCCTCGCCTCGTTTCTGGTCATCCAGGGACCGCCGACTGCAGCCTGAAGAATAGAAGCGCGCTCCTCGAAGGAGCCTTTGAGTTTCTCAGCGAGGTCGAATTCGACGTATGTCTCGTCCGGATCCGCGCCGACCATCGGCAAGAGAAAAGCATTGATCCTCTGCTGGAGCATCTGAAGGACAGGTCCGAGGCACTCGGCATAGAGCGCTCTCGCGTTATCCTTAGAGCTCGCATAGGTCTGCGTGTCAGTGTGCCATATGAGCGACGGATTGACGCCGTAAGCGGCCGCGCAGGCCTCTCTCGATAGCTTTACCGACTCCATCCACTGAGACTCTTTAAAGCTCGTAGAGAAGGGCTTGATCTCCATGCCGTCCTCGAGAAGCGGGATGCTTCCTGCCTTGGACCCACCGGCGCCCCACGACTCCCGAAAGGCCTCGACGAATCGTTTACGCTGTTCATCATCCCACGGCTGGACATTAGCCGGCCGTAAGATCTGCGCGTTCAGCCTTCCGGAAGAGCTCCACAGCTGGCGCCTGAACTTGCCCGCCTGTATCTGTTCTTCGAGAGTCTGCCTCAAGGCGCTGATCGGCGAGACATAGCCGCCGGGATTACCAGGGCTGTAGGTCTTGAACTGCACATAATCCGTGCTTGGGATTTTTACAGGCTGCCCGCTGTTCTTAGCCACGACCGTGATCGACTCAGCCGTGTAGGCGTTCCTGCTTTCGGTCTCAATCACCCATT